AAGAGATCCTGAAACAAATAAATGGCTATACATAGACAACGCAAAAGTAGACAGAATAGTTGTAAATGAAAGTGAAGGAAAGAAACCTGAGCAATATGTAGTAAGAGATATCAATCCAAACCTACAAAGATTATCAACAACATCGATAACACCTAATCAAGTGTATGGCGGTGGCGGAACAACTGGTGGAACATATTCACAAAACTATGCAGGAGCAGGGCAAGGTGTAAACATGACCAATGCTTCAACTGCCGCGGCTGGTGGTAGATTCTACAGAACAATGAATCAGTATACTATCAACGCAGAACACGTTGTACATTTAAGTATGTCTGATGGTTTAGATAACTTGTTCCCATTTGGACAATCAGTTCTAGAACAAGTGTTCAAAGTTTACAAACAAAAAGAATTACTAGAAGACGCAATCATCATCTACAGGGTACAGAGAGCACCTGAAAGAAGAGTGTTCTACATTGATGTAGGTAATATGCCAACACACTTGGCGATGCAATTCGTTGAAAGAGTTAAAAATGAAATCAACCAAAGAAGAATTCCAAGCACATCAGGTGGTGTAAACTATGTTGATGCCACTTACAATCCAATGAGTATCAATGAAGATTACTTCTTCCCACAAACGGCAGAAGGTAGAGGTTCTAAAGTTGACACATTACCGGGCGGAACAAATTTAGGTGAGATAGATGACTTAAGATTCTTTACAAACAAGTTGTTCAGAGGACTTAGAATTCCAAGTTCTTACTTGCCAACTGGAGCAGAAGACGGACAACAACAGTACAATGACGGCAGAGTTGGTACTGCTTACATTCAAGAATTAAGATTTAACAAATACTGCCAAAGATTACAATCAATGTTATCTCCGAATTTTGATGCTGACTTTAAATTATGGATCAAAAACAAAGGATACAATATTGATTTTTCAATGTTCGAAATTAAATTCAATCCACCACAAAACTTTGCACAATACAGACAGACAGAAATGGACCAAGCACGTGTACAAACATTTACTCAAGTTGCTGAACTGCCTTACATGAGTAAACGTTTTGCTTTACAGAGATATTTAGGTTTGACTGAAGAAGAAATGGCAAAAAATGCCGATCTTTGGTCAGAAGAAAATGCAGTTTCGCAAAAATCTCAAACTAAATCCACGCAACTTAGATCCGGCGGAGTATCTCCAGCAGGTATAGGTGACGATTTAGACCAATTTGAGGAACCAGAAGCACCTGAAGGTGCACCAGCACCAGGCGGAACAACACCAGGCGAAGGTGGAGGCACACCGGGAGGCACACCTAACGTACCACCAGGGGGAACTCCAGCATAGGATTAAATACAAAAGATGAAACTATTTGAATTTTGGACACATACAGATCAAGGCTTTGAACAGGATAAATCATACAATCCTGAAAACGATATCTCTATCTTAGACAAAGAAGATACAAGAAAAACAAGATTAAAATTAAGAGATATCAGAGAAATAAGACTTTCTGCTGAAGAGCATGACGAACATCAAAGAGAAGAAGCATTGTTTGTTCAAAAAATGTACGGAGCAAAACCTCAAGAAGATACTTTATAAGTGTAATGACAGTTGCATTTGTACTAGGAAATGGAGAGTCTCGAAAGGGCATCCAAATAGAAGACCTCAAGAAAATTGGAAAAGTATTTGCCTGTAATGGCGTTTACAGGAGCGACAGACCTGACGTATTAGTTGCTGTTGATCCAAAAATGTTGTTAGAAATTGCAGAAAGCGATTACTTAGACAACAATGTTGTATGGTCAAACTACAATGCCATGTATGAAAAACATCCTAAAATTGTTGATAAAGTACAATTTTTCCAACCATCATTGGGTTGGTCATCTGGACCAACTGCATTAAAATACTGCACAGAATTCAAGCCAAAGACCGTTTATATACTAGGTTTTGACTATGCAGGACACACGCAAAACCAATTTACAAAATTCAACAACCTATTCAAAGACACACGGAACTATAAAAAAAGTACAGAAGATGCAACTTTTTATGGCAACTGGATGAATCAAACCAAGAGAGTGTTGAAAGATAATCCAGAAATTGAGTTTGTCAGGGTAACTCCTGCAAACTGGTTCCGTCCTAAAGATTTGGAGTGGAATAAAAACTTAAAACACATTGATATTGAAGAATTTTTGAAGATACATACTCTTACACTGAAGTTTTAAGTAAAATACGACCAAAAACCCCCTTTTTTGTCATATTTGAGTGCCTATATACGGCGTAAATGTTAAATATGTAATACTTAATTAAGTTTAATGCCGAATATAAAAGGAGCACGTGTAATATGACACAATCAAGCAATAAGTTTGAAGCATTACTTGAACTGCTTATCAACGAAGAAAATGAAAAAGCGGAACAAATGTTTCACGAAATAGTTGTAGAGAAGTCAAGAGACATCTACGAAAATTTAGCGTCTTCAGAAACTACAGAAGAGTCAGTAGAAGAGGCTAAAGAAGAAGAAACTAAAGAAGAGGCTAAAGAAGAAGCAGTTGCTGAAACTGAAGCATCTGAGGAAAAAGCAGATGAAAAAGTAGAAGAAGTTGCTGAAACTGAAGCAGAAACTAAAACTGAAGAATCTACAGAAGAAAAAGCAGACGAGTCAGAAAAAACTGATGAAGAGTCAATTGAAGAAGTTGGTGGCGACGCTACTGATGATTTAATCAAAGACATTTCTGCAGATGAAACTGGTGACGCGGAAGCGGCGGCTGACGATATGGAAAAAGACATGGACGCAGACGGTGAAGAAGGTGACACAGAAGAAAGAGTTTCAGATTTAGAAGACGCTTTAGAAGATCTTAAAGCAGAATTTGAAAAAATGATGGGCGACAAAATGGGTGACGATGATGACAAAGAAGAGTCATTAGAGCCAACTCCAGAAGTTGCACCAGAAGTTCAACCAATGGAAGCAAAAGCAGACGAAGGTAAAATGAAGAAAGAAAAAATGGATGAGTACAAAATCCAAAAGTCTGCAGATACAGCCGACCATGCTGACAATAAAAAATCAGCAGTAGCATCTAGCAATCCATCACCAAATAGTGCATCAGCACACAAAATTGGCGGAGCAGAAGAAAAAGGAAGACCTGCACCATCAACTAGTGATATGAAGTCAGGTGAATTTGCTAATGAAGGTGGCAAAGACTCTAGAAAGTTGGACGACGCATCAAGCAAAGTATCAAAAACTGATGGTACTGACGCTTCTGCTAAAAAATCTCCAGTAGTACCTGCTAAAAAGTAATACTTGGAAATTTTAAAAGGAGTCATTGATGTCTTTACATCTTAGAGAGCACTTAACATACGATCAGGCTAGAATGAAGATCCTTCACGAAGGTGAAAATGGGAAGGATCTGTACATGAAAGGGATTTGTATCCAAGGTGGTATTAAAAATGCTAACCAAAGAGTTTACCCAGTAAATGAAATTGGCAAAGCAGTTAAAACACTGAACGATCAAATCTCTTCAGGGTACTCTGTTCTAGGAGAAGTAGATCATCCAGATGATTTGAAAATTAATTTGGACCGTGTGTCACACATGATTACTGAAATGTGGATGGACGGACCAAATGGATACGGCAAGATGAAAATTTTGCCAACACCGATGGGTCAACTTGTCAAAACGATGTTGGAATCAGGTGTGAAACTAGGCGTGAGTTCCAGAGGAAGCGGAAATATATCCGAATATGGAAACGGCGAAGTTTCAGACTTTGAGATCATTACCGTTGATGTTGTGGCCCAACCTTCGGCACCAGGTGCTTACCCTACGCCAATTTACGAACACCTAATGAACACAAAAGGTGGTAACATGGCAAAAGGTTTGGCGGCTGAAGTTAGAAATGACGCAAGAGCACAAAAGCATTTAAAAGATGCACTAACCAACATAATAAAGGACCTAAAATAAAATGATAGACGCAATATCTAAATTAGTTGAATCAGGAGCGATATCAGAAGATACTCAAAAGGCTATCACTGATGCTTGGGATTCAAAAGTAAAAGAAAATAGAGAAAGTGTATCAGCAGAATTAAGAGAAGAGTTCGCAAAAAGATATGAACATGACAAGTCAAACATGGTTGAAGCAATCGACAAAATGATGACTGAGAAATTATCTGAAGAGATCTCTAAATTTGTTGAAGACAGAAAAGCACTTGCTCAAGAAAAAATCGCTTACAAAGAAAACGTAGGCAAACATTCTGCAAAATTAGAGAGTTTTATACTATCTAAATTATCAGAAGAACTTAAAGAATTACATGGCGACAGACAAGGTGTTCATGAAAACTTTAAAAAATTAGAAGAGTTCGTTGTAAACGCACTTGCTAAAGAGATTAAAGAATTCCATGAAGACAAAAAAGGCGTTGTGGAAACTAAAGTCAAACTAGTGGCTGAAGCGAAAAAACAAATGGCAAAAATGAAAGAGGCTTTCATTACTAAATCTGCCAAAATTGTTGAACAAGCAGTTACTAAAAAATTGGGCGAAGAACTTGCTCAACTTAAAGAAGACATTACTAAGGCTAGAGAATCTAACTTTGGTAAAACTATTTTTGAGGCATTTGCATCTGAGTACCAGGCTTCTTATCTCAACGAGAAGTCAGAGACTGCAAAACTATTAAGAGTTGTTGACGAACAGGCACTTAAAATAGCAGAAGCCGAGAAATCCATCGAAGAGAAGAAAGCGGTGATTGAGTCTAAAGAAGTCGAAGCGAAAAGACAAGCAGACTTGATGGAACGTAAGGAAACGATGGCTGAGTTGCTCAAACCATTGAGCAAAGACAAAGGTGAAGTGATGGCACAACTGTTAGAATCAGTTCAAACAGCGAAACTTGAAACTTCATATAACAAGTATCTACCTCACGTGATGGCTGACAAACCAGTTACATCTGTAAAAGAAACGAAAGTTATTACAGAAGCGGCAGGCGACAGAGCACAAAGGGAAGATGCAGAACTAACAGACATTCGTAAATTAGCGGGTGTTTAAACTAAACAATAAGGGGAAAGATCAAATGTCAGAAATATTTGAATCTAAATGGAGCGAAACTAAAACCGCTCTTACTGAAGGTTTAGAGGGCAACAAGAAAAAAACTATGGATGTTGTCTTAGAAAATACTAAAAGGTATTTGTCTGAGGCGGCTACATCTGGTGCTACAAGTGCCGGTAACGTTGCTACTTTAAACAGAGTGATTCTTCCAGTAATCAGACGGGTTATGCCGACTGTTATCGCTAACGAAATCGTTGGTGTACAGCCGATGACTGGTCCGGTTGGACAGATC